ACATAGAGAATAGAAGACAGATTACTAGAGCTGCTGACCAAATTGAGGACATCAAGCTGGTAATCGAGTTCTAAACGAACACCCTAGAGACTGGTTGAGATGCCACAAAAGACTAATCTAAACGTAGCTCCCTACTACGACGATTTCGATTCTGACAAAAATTTTTATAAAGTTCTTTTCCGTCCTGGATATGCTATCCAAGGTAGGGAACTTACTCAACTGCAATCTTTATTGCAGAACCAAATCGAACAGTTCGGTAAGTATGCATTTAAGCAGGGAGAGCTGGTAATTCCTGGTGAGGTTGGTTTTAACACCAAACTCCCATATGTCAAGCTGTCTTCTGTTTCTGAGATTCCTGTCAACCAGGATGGTCAGATTGTTTACAAGAAGTATGATATTACACAACTCATTGGAAGACAGGTTAGGGGTCTGACTTCTGGTGTTGTAGCAACTGTTGTGTCTTCTGCAATTGCTACAGATACTGAATCTGATGTTTTATTTGTTAACTATACAACCAGTGGTGATGCTGGTAATGAAGAAACATTTAGACAGGGAGAGACCGTAGAGGTTGTAGACGGCATCAATACACCTTTGATGGTTGTTGGAACAGATGGTAGTGTTCTACCTACTAGTATTACAATCACAAATCCAGATACAGGTGAAGACACCAGTATCGAAAGTCTCGCAATGGGATACGCTTCTGCTGTTCAGGTAGAAGAAGGTATCTATTTTGTTAATGGATATTTTGTTAGAAATGATGCTCAACTATTAATTGTTGACAAATATTACAGCAGACCATCTGCAAAGGTTGGTTTTAAAATTACAGAAAGTATTATTACTCCAGAAGAAGATGCTTCTCTGTATGATAACTCTATTGGTTCATCAAACTATTCTGCACCTGGAGCACACAGACTTAGTATTAAACTGAGTCTTATTTCATACTCATTAGACCAAAAAACTGATAGTAACTTCATTAAGTTATTGTCTGTCAAGAATGGTTCTATTCAATCTCAAGTATCACAGACTGATTATAACCTACTAGAGCAAACTCTAGCTAGAAGAACATACGATGAATCAGGTGACTATGTTGTTGATAACTTCCCTCTTAATGTAAGAGAATATTATCAGAGAGATGGAAACTTAGGTATCTACCCACTAGAAGTAGATGGCACAGTAAATGGTATCTCACCTGCAGATGCTGATGCTAAAATGCTCGCTAGTGTTGGTCCTGGTAAAGCATATGTAAAAGGTTTCGAGATTGTAAACAAGGAAACCAAATACATCCCAATCGATAAAGCGAGAGAGACTCTCAATAGAGAAGACATTCGTCTAAAGACAAAGGGACTACCAACATACAGAATTACAAACACTTACAATAGTGTTCCTCTAAATGCAGAGGGAGCAGAACTTACTGCTTATCCAGATGTATATCTATCTTCAGTATTCAATGATGGATCAATCGGTCTTAATGATACTGAAGCATCTGGCGCTGTCAAGCAAACAATTTCCAGAAGAGGACAGTTCTTTGATATCAATCAAGGATTGAAGACAATCTATCTAAAGATTGAAAATAACTATGCGACTACAGTTGCTGGTTTAACTGGTGATAATTTTAGATCTACTATTGGCACACTGCACTTTATTCAAGCAAGAAATAGTGACGAAACACCATCCGTAGTAAACACGGTTGATGTCTTGTCATTTGCAAGAGTGCCTAGGATTGAGATTAATCCAGATCCTACAGTTACTTTCCTAGAAATCACAATCACTGCTCAGAAAGATTTCTTGGACAACTTCATGATCGACTATGATATTGGCGATCAAACTAAGACTAGAAAACTTTACTACACCAAGAACGACGCTCAAACTCAAGGGTCTATTCCTTTTGGTGAAATTGTAGACTATAACGAAACTATTACTCCAGTAATTGGTATTGCAAAACCAAGTAACTTTACTCTCCTAGAAAAAGGAGATGGTTTCAATACTGATACTGATGTTGTTTCTTCTAAAGGTAGATTGGCAAATGGTGATCCAACTTACAATGCCACATTCAGTCTATCATACTTTGATCCAACATTTTTCACTAAGATTCTATTAGATCAACCAATTATTGCAGCAGGAAGTTTCACACCTGGACAATATGTTTATGGTTTGACCTCTGGTGCATATGGTGTTGTAGAGGGAACCGACACTGGTGTCTACACATCTACCAAAACCCTTATGGTCAAAGGGTTGTTTGGTAACTTTATCAGTGGAGAAGTTATTGTTGATGAAGGAAACAATTCTATCAGAATTGCAAAAGATAATACTATCTCTCACTTCATTGCAAATGACAAAGGTGCAAACTATGTTCAGGGTGCCAAATTAAGAATTGATGGTGTTGAGTACGACGAAGCAAAATTAAAACTTAACTTGAATGGCGATGGTGGTATCTTCAAGATTGATATTGTCAATAGAGACAGTGTAAATGTTGAATATTCACAACCACCTCTAGTAGAAGTAATTCAAGGATTTGGTGGTGGTACTCCAAGTGGTGCTGTTATTACACCTGTATTGGTGAGAAATGCTGTAACAACTTATACACCACAGAATGTAAAATCATTCTACGCAGAGTTTGGTTCTGGTAATAACAATGTATTTACATCTGATATTGAGATCAACAGAGAAGAATTTGCAGAGGTAGTTTCTGTAACCGACTTCACATTCACTGGATATAAAGGTAGAAAGTATATCGAGTGTACTGGTTTCGGTGGAGATGCAACTGTATTCCTGCAGCATGGAGATCTAGTACAATTTACAGATGATAGTGGTGAGTTGCTGAGAGCTGTTGTTCAGCAAGCAACTATCCCTGCTGGTGTACAGAAATCTAGAATTTATTTCGATCGTTCTCTCCCAGAGAATCTTACCAACGGAACTGTAGTTAGAGTTAGACCTTCTATCTCAAACTTCAACCAAGGTTCACTACTATACAAAACTGGTTCTACACAACTAAGTTCTATTGTTGCTGATAGTGAAGATTCTAAAATTAAGTATTATTCCAGAAGAGACTTTATCAGCACTGGTGCTGGTGGTCAAGGTGTAATTACTTTTGCTGCTCAACTTCCATTTGGAACACAGAGATTTGTATCCTTCAGTGAAAGCAACTTTGTTGTCACTGTCTTGGATCCTGGAGATGCTCCTGATATTGTAAAAGGAGACATTGCATACATCACATCCAGTCAAGTTGAGATCAAGGCATCTACTGATGCTGCTAGTGGTTTAACTTCTGGTAGTGTCAAACTAAGTCTTCCTTCAGATTACTTTGGATCTATTCCTACTGGTGGCACATATCCAACACTGAAGTTGACTGCTACATTAGAAATTTCTAAAGCAAAACCAAGACTGAAGACTGCTACTATCAACAGAAGAATCATTGTTGAGTCTGTTGGAGATAGAGTTATTCCTTTCCGTGGTAGAGATTACGACACAGACTCTCTTGATGTATACAGTTATTCAGATGCTTATAAACTAAGATATGTCTATGAAGGATCTCCAACAGAACCACCTGTTGTAGATGGAAATGGTAATCTAGTAAATGGTATTGATATTACCAATAGATTTACATTCGATGATGGTCAGAGAGATACAATTTATGATATCTCTAGAATTGTTATCAAACCAGGATTTGAACCACCTAAAGGTCAGTTGGTAATTGCATTTGATTACTTCGAGCATACAACTGGAGACTTCTGTACTGTAGATTCATATCTACATGAAGCAGGTGTTGGTGCTAGTGAAATTCCATCATTTAACTCACCAACCTTAGGTAAAGTTTCTCTCAAGGATGTCCTTGATTTCAGACCAAAGATCGATAACGATGCTATCATCGCTGGTTTCCAGAACAAGTCTATTCTATCTGCTCCAACAAACAGATCCTACAACGGAACTGGTGGTATTGTTGCTAGCACTCCTGCTCCAGACAAAAACCTTGAGTTTACATTCTCATTCACACAAACACAATACCTTGATAGAATTGATGGTCTGTTCTTAGATCAGAAAGGTCAGTTTATTGTAAAGGAAGGTAACTCTTCACTCAACCCATCTAAACCAGATCCTATTAGTGATGCTATTGCTCTGTACTACATGTACATCCCAGCATTCACACAGACTAGTAAAGATGTAAGAATTACTTCTGTAGACAACCGTCGTTACACAATGCGTGACATCGGTAAACTAGAGAAGCGCATTGAGCGTCTTGAGTATTATACCACTCTCAGCATTCTAGAGCAACAAGCTCTTAACATGCAGATAACTGATACTGCAGGTTTCAATAGATTTAAGAGTGGTTTCATTGTAGACAATTTTGAGTCTCATAAGATTGGTTCTTTGAGATCTCTAGACTATAAGTGTGCTGTAGACACTCAGCAATCTGTCCTTCGTCCACAGTCTAGAGAAGATTCTGTTGCTCTCAAAGAAATTAACGACAGAGATGATCAAAGATCTGTTGCTGGATACACAAGAACATCTGATGTTATCACACTTCCATTTAGTGAACTAGAATTACTTGGTAATAGTTTTGCAACCAAGACTGTAAATCCAAATCCATTCGTCGTTCTAAACTATGTTGGTGACTCTTTCGTTGCACCAGCAGTTGACTCGTGGTATGACACATCTGTAGCACCTCTAGTCACAGATGACAATACAAACATCAATACTATTTTCTTGGCAAAAGAAGATCTGCAAGATGCATTCTCAAGTCTACATAACTCTTATCAAATCAATTGGATTGGCGCAAACCAGTCGTTCTTTAACATCAATTCTTTTGCTGATGTAAATTCTAGTGTAGCAGATTCTTCTGTTACAACAGCGTCTGTAGGTAGTTCCTCTAACATCAGTCCACAAAACAATGAGGTTGGTAAGGGACTGACGACTAGAGGCGTTGGATCTAGTGTTATTTCTACTGCACTGTCGTTCTATGCTAGAAGCATCCCAGTACAGTATAAGATCAATAGACTAAAACCAAATACCAGAATTCATGTCTTCATGGAAGGACAGAATATTGCAAGATGGGTCAACCCCGACCTTAAGTATACTGGTATTGCTGGTAACTCTCTATCTGCATTTAATGGTGAGATCACTACAGATTCTAATGGTAATGCTAGTGGCATCATTCTAGTTCCTGCAGGTAAACCACCTAGAGAAAGTGCAATCTGGACTGGTAATGTTGATACTGTATCTTATGATGCAGATGCTGATGAGATTAGATTCTCTACTGGTGTCAAGACTATCAGATTTACTTCTAGTTCTGTAGATGCTGATAAGGATGCTGTAGATACCTATGCAGAAGTTAAGTTCTACGCTACTGGTATTGTTCCAGAAAATCCATCCAGCATTGTTTCTACTAGACCTGCATTCTTCAAAGCAAACGAAGGTCTACAGGAAGTTAAGAGTAACACTGATGAAAAAGTAAGACCAAATCCATTTGCACAAACATTCAAGGTTGAGAACTTTGATGGTGGTGTATTTGTAACTAGTGTTGATCTATTCTTCAGTAAGAAAGATACAAATATTCCTCTAAGAGTTTACCTAACTGATGTTATTAGTGGCAAACCTGGAAAGAATATTCTACCTGGCACTCAGAAGGTATTAGAACCAGAGACATTCTTAAAAGTAGTCGCAAATGATACACTTACGATTACTAAAGATGAGATTGTTACTGGTGCGATTTCCAATGCTTCTGGTCCTGTTTCCAGATTGATTGATAAGAACAATATTGAGATTCAACCTAGTGCAACTGGTGTATTCAATGTTGCTAACGATCAGGTGTATACACTTGTATTGAGTAACAACAATGGTAAGAGATTCGTCCAGGATGAGACTCTAAATGTTGGTAGTATCACTACTGCCAATAACCTAAACAACACACAGTTATCACTTAAGATTGCTAAAGACTCTGGTAGACTTACTGGTCTCAAAGTAAGCAACACTGGCAGCAACTACGATACAGCAATTATTACAATCGAGAGTCCTCAACTTCCTGGTGGTAGTAATGCTACTGCTACTGTGAGAGTTTCTGGTGGTAAGGTATACCACTCTGAAATTACACTACCTGGATCTGGATATACAGAACCACCTTCTGTGATTTTGAGAGGAACTGGTTCTGGTAATGCAGGTGCTGTTATTGAATCTGAGATTACCATTGATACACCTGCAGTTAGAATGGGTGTTGCTATTGATGAGTCTGGATCTACACAATCTGTAACTCCTACTAAGTTTGTATTTGACTTCCCAGTATATCTTGAGAATGATACTGAGTATGCACTCGCTATCGAGACTGACTCTATTGATTATGAACTCTGGGCATCTAGACTTTCCGAAACTGATGTTGCTACAAGTCAGATTGTAACTACTCAACCACTACTAGGATCACTATTCAAGTCTCAGAATGCTGATGACTGGAAAGAAGATCTATTTGAAGATATCAAATTTATTCTAAACAGAGCACAGTTTGATATCAGCAGAACAGCAAGTCTGCTACTAACCAACGAAGAACTTGGTTATGAAGCACTGGAGTCACATCCAGTAGAAACCAATGCTGAGTCTAACACTACTGCTACATCTAGTTTGTTCAAGAATAACAACAGTATTATCAAGATCTCTCACAGAGACAATGGTTTTGATAACGGCAAGTCTTATGTATTCTTCAAGGGTGCAGAGAATGTTGGTGGTGTGACTGGTTCCCAACTTAACACAGAATTGTATCAAGTTAGTAACACTGGCGTTGACTATTACAATATTCGTGCTACAGGAAATGCTTCTGCTAATGCATTTGGCGGTGGTGATGGTATGTTGGCAACATACAACAGAAAGTTTGAGAAACTCTATGCTTCTATCCCGAACCTAACATTTGGTAAGACTAAGATTGATAGTTTCATCAAAACAACGAATGTATCTCCTGTTGATGACAATGTACAGACATTTACATCTTACTCACAGACAGACTTCGAGAAAACTTTCTTGAATGAAGATTTCTTCTTCATCAATCAAAAAATTATTGCCTCCAAGATTAACGAGACAATTAATAACATTGATAACTCTCTCGTCTACAAGTTAGATCTTTCTAGCACAGTAGATTATCTCTCCCCAGTTGTTGATCTTTCCAGAGCTTCTGTGAAGACTATCAGCAATAGAGTTGAGAATCCAAGTGGTAAAGAAGACAGATTTGGTAGAAGAAATCAAATTCTATCTTTCTTCCCTGTATTCTCGATGACAGTTGCTGGTGTTGATCCATCAGAAGTTATCAGTCTCGATCAGAGAGTCACTGGATCTACAACAAAAGCAGAAGGTATTGTTGTCAAAGTAGACGGATCTACAGTATTTGTCAAGATTACTTCTGTAAATACATTCCAGGCATTGGAGCAACTATCATTCAGTAGTGATACCTTCCAGAATACAATTACAGTTGGTAGCAACGGAGTAACTAAGTTTACCTTCGATATTCCAAATACTGTAGCACCACCAACATTTGTCACTGGTAGAAATCCTTCTGTACCTGCACAAACATATGATAACACAATCTCTGGCAAGATTGTATTGTGGAATGCAAATCTAGAGATACTAACTATTATCAATGATAAGCAACCACTAAATGATGACTACACTGGAAGAATTGTTGATAGTCAAGCATACACTAGAAACGCTAATGTAGATTCTCAATTAGAAGATATCTTCAGAGTTGGTGATCTTCTATCATATCCAAATCAACCTGATGATGAGTCTAGATTTATTGAAGTTTCTTCTATCGAATACAGCGATGGTGTTGACTTTATTTCTGAGACTCAATCTAAGAATAGTTCTGGAATTGCCAAGTATGTAACTAAAGAAGTTGCTATTGAGAATCCAGGAACATCGGTCAATGTAAAACTGACCGCAAATGTCAGCGACATTGAAAATCTAAAAGTCCTCTACAAGATCAAGAAGTCTTCCTCTCAAGAAAACTTTGAAGATATTGAGTGGGCATATTTCAATGGAACTGGATCTCCAGATAATGATGTTATTGCAACATCTGAGAATGCTATCAGTAGTATCACCGAGAAGCAATCATCTTATCAGGAGTTGTCATACAGTGTCGAGAATCTACCAGAATTCTCCTCATTCGCAGTGAAAATCATTATGAAGTCTAGCAACCCAGCGTTCGTTCCTAAGATTCAAGACATGAGAGCAATTGCATCTTATTGATATGAAACACATCAAGGTGAAGAACGAAGATGGTCTGTATCGCGACTCTGATACAGGCGCAATCATAAATACCGATAGGTCTGCTTTTGAGAAATATAAAAAGTCCAGAGGAAAGTTTCAGAACATGGAGCAAGAACTGGATCATGTGAAGAGTGAACTTAATGAAATAAAATCCTTACTACAAGAATTGCTGAAGTCCAATGGTACTTAGAAACGTTCCCTCAACCGCAACATTTGAAGAGCAAAGAGTTGAAATCAACGAACTTGCTGCTGATGTAGACGCTCTTGATGCCGCTGCATTGAGAGCAGAGTCTGATACACTTCAATCGGTAACTGATAGAGGATTTACCACAGACAACCCTATCAAAATTGAAAACAACGCAGCAACTGCTTTCGTTGTTGAAGATGGATCTAGCAACGAAAAATTTGTTGTCGATAGTGTTAACGGCAAAATTAATGTTGGTTCTAGTGCAGGTGGTGCTAGTGGAATCTATCTCTTCCATAACAATGCTGGTGCTACACCTGCTATTACTCTAGATGGTGCTACTGGTAGTATTACCAATAAGGGACAATTAGTTACTGAAAGTATTTTATCTTCTGCCGCACTCAATAACAAAGGATCTGTTCAGTTTGGAACTGTAGATGCTTATAGTATTGGGCATATGCCTC